AAATGGAACCATGTGATTTCCTGAATTATCATTATGAGTTTTTTTATACCAAAAACTTACAGTCCAAGTTCTTCTATTTCCTCCACTACTAGGAGTTCTTGATAGTTTATCTCCTGCATCTTGTTCAAATCTAACTGATTGTTCTATCTGATGTGAATAAAAACTACTACCTCCACCACCTGAACCTTGCCCAGATGCTCCTGCTCTATTTGATGTGTTTAATACTGCCATTATGCGTAAGCCAAAGTTCCTACAATTTGAATCAAACTAGTAGTATGTACTATATAATCTATTCTATCTACTGCATTTGCTCCTGTTGATAAAGTTATTCCTGCACCACCTGCTGTTTTAAATTTATTTCCGTAAGCTAAAGTCCTTCCTCCTGTTCCGTCTTGTACTACAAATATAGAACCAGTTTGACCTACTACTAAGTTAGAAGGATTTGCAAAGTATAAGCACCAGAGTTATCTGCTACTAAAGTTCCGTTTCCTGAATTACCTGATAATAAAAAATGATTGTTTAATGCAAAATCAGGAGTAATAGCACCACCAGTTGTAGAATCAACTCTAGTTATACTTCCTCTTTGTGCTTTAGTAAAAGTTTGGTTTGCGTCATCAAAAACTATATTTGCAGTATCAGCAGTTTGATCTATTGTAGTAATATTAACCCAAGCATCATTTCCTGAGTTTCTTAATTTTAAAATATTAGTTCCTGTATCAAACCACCACATATAAGCATATTTAGTNCTAGGTTCAGAGCCATTACTATTGTTTGACACTATTGCCGCTAATGCTGAATTTATGTCTGCTCTTACGGTTGCACCGTCAGCATTTGCTATTACATAATCATGTGTTGCCATGTTTTCTCCTTATAAAGTATTACTTGTTACTGATAAAGCAGAGCATCTTACATTGTATGCAGGGTCATCTGTTTTTATTTCTGCTTTAAATCTAAAATATCTATTATTTACTTCCACAGATTGGAATTCCTTAAATTCTATAAATTCATCTGTTATGGTATCAAAATCTGACCATGTGTCAATGTTTTGTGTTATCTCATCTATACTTCCAAAAACTCCGTCTGCACTTTCAGCAAAGAAAGTTTTTAAGTTACCAACTGCCGCATCTCCTGTATTATCAAAAGAGTTCCAAGTGTCTATATTTTCAAATCTTTGGTCAAAAAAACTATTAGTATTTACTATATTAACTGTAGCATTAGATTGTAATCTCATTCTAGTTGCTGAACCTTTAGTAATTACATTTGAAAAAATATAAGTACCAGAAGTATTTAAACCTCCTAAGAAATTAAAATCAGATATACTATCAAAATTTGCTACTTGGTCTAACGTAGTAGAGGAATTTAATTGTAAATTACCACTATCTACAGTTAAATTTGTTTTAGTTCCTGTAAAATTAGGACTCTCTGTAATAGTTACAGTATTTGCAAAAGCTAATACTGTTGCTCCTGTAGTTACATTAGTTGATGCTGTAGCACAATAGTGTCCAGAACTATCAAAGAATTTTGCTAAATAAGTACCTGCTCTTAATGGAACTACAACTGATGTAGAATCCCCTGCTATCTTATCATCTACTAAAGTAGAACTGTTCCAAGTTGCACTAGAAGTTGCAGGGCTAAATCTAATTTCTACACCTCCTCCTAAAGTAACATCTAAGTCTGTAGATTTATTCCAACTCATAAAATTAAGTCCTGCTGAAGGCATTGAATTTAATCCTGTCATATTTGAAGGTGGGTCAGATAAACCAGATAAACTAACTTGAGTGCTAGTAAATGAAGAAGCTATTCCTATTGCACTTATTGCTCTTACTCTTACATCATAAACTCCTGCTGTTAAATCTAGTATAGACGCTTCTGTAGAAGGACTTGTCCCTGCTGATATATAAGTAGAATTAGAAACTAATTTATATTGTACTTCATTAGAAGTAGCTCTAGCATCTACAGAACCAGTAAATGTTATATCTAAACTAGAAGCTATTCTTGAGTTATCTCTTGCTATTACTAACTTTTCAACAGCCTGTAAATTTGTAGGAGAAGCAATACTAAAAGCACTAGGTAATATTGTATTTGGTGCAGATGCCAAAGCTTGTTCTTCTGTAGTTGACCATGAATAAATACTATCTGCATATTCTGTTAAAATCATAGAAATAGTTAATCCACTAGAATTGCTAGTAAAATTCCAAGATGATACTCTAAAAATTTTATTAGACCAACCATATCTTGTATTTGACAATTTAATTAAATCGTTAGTATCTAAAGCAAAAGCAGAACATTTGAAAGTTCCAGATACAGTTAATGGTTGTCTAGCTTGATATAGTTGAATTTTAGCTAGTCTTTGTGCTGTAGACTGAGAAGTTGTAAAAGCTAAATCTAAATCTCTAAATATTATTTCCCCATTATCCTCTAATATAAAACTAGAAGGACTCAAAGCAGGATAGTCTGTTTGTTCCCAATCTGTAGTTTCAGATAAAAACTTACCCTTAATTGAATTAAAATTATCTTTTCTAGGAAGTCTTGCTTGTGTTTGTAAGTCTCCTATAACGTCATCTTCATTTAGACTGATTGTTGCACTAGCAGTAGTAGCAGAAAATAATTGAAATTTTCCGTTGGCATAAGTTAAAACACCTCCCATAGAGCTAAGTATATCATTTATATTTTGTCTAGGATTTATACCAGTATCAATCATACCATCTGCTGTATATCTTTTTTCTGTGCCTCCGTCTGATAAACTTTGTGTTTCATCACAAACATTTGCAGCAGTTGTAATTTTAGCATCATCTATTTTTGTGCTAGACATGTTCATTCCTAATGAAGTAGTCATATAATCCCTTAAAATTAATGCAGGATTTTGAGAATAAGCAGTTGAACTATTTCTAGTATCATAAACTTTTTTACCTTCGATTACACAAGCAAATTGTGGTATACCTTGATATACATCTCTATTAAATCTAAATCTTAAATAAACATAAGCTATGCCAGATAATTTATGGTTGCTAGTCCATAAACCATTAGACTCAGATATTAAATCAGAATTCGCTCCCTGTGTCGCTGTTCCTGTAGCTGTTTGTATTCTTAATAAAGAAGTAGTTCCATCAAAATAAGGTGTACTTGCATCATTTACATTACCAGACGCATCTAATTGATTAGGTAAAATACTGTTTCCATTTATATAATATTCTTGAAAACTATTTATTTCATGTGAAGCTACTAGAACAATCATATGTAAAAATTGATTTTTAGTAGAGCCTTCATCAGTAGACTCTAAAAATATAATTGGTCCACCTACTCTTATTTTCCCATAAACTATTTTTCTATTTGTAATTGCTTGTCTAAAGGATTGTTTCCTATCTGATTCTGCTAGATTTCCGAAAGGTTCTATATCTGGAACTTTAGGCTTTGGTGCTAGTTTTATTGCAGCAAAAGTTAATGCAGCAGTTCCAATAATTGCTAGAGTAGTTCCTCCAGTAATAGCTGTAATACCAGCAGCAAGAGCTACCTGTATGATATCGTTTCCCATTTAGACTTTCCAAGCAGTAGTTAAATATTCTCTATTTATATCTTGATATCCATTTCTCATTACAAACCTTCCATATCCATCACACATTATACCTACAGTAAAACCACTATCTTTCATATCATTATATTCAGATATTTCTTCAGAATTAAATCCTACTATATCTCCTCTTTGAGCAAAATTTATATTTATTCTTTCAAATCTTTTATCTAAAAAATCAAGCATAATTTCATTTAATGTTTTTCCTTTTGCTCCTAATTTTTTTAAAGTTTTAATTGCACCAAATAATTTAGTATATGTTCCTTTATGTTTTTTAGCTAAAGTATTATCTGTGTAATCTGCAATACAATCTAAAGAAAACATTATACAATCAGAAGTACCCCAATTAAATGTTCTTTCTTTGTCTATAGCTTTTTGGAAAGCTATTTGCCAGTTATTTATCCTCTGCCCCATATTATCTCATCATCTTGTAAACCTGCTACATAATCTAATCCTAAGTCGTTAGGAAAATCTATTTTTTGGTCTTCTGGAGTGTATCTTCTAGTATTAGGTCTTTCTAAAGATATTAATTGACTCTCACAATTCAATACTATGTTAGCAGTTCCTCCAGAATCATTTACTCGCATTACATCCATAAATCCATCAAATATTATGTATGGTTGATATAAAATAACGCTAGAAGAAGGATATAAAGCTCCCCCCATACCAGAATGATAATGACAAAAATAATATAAGTTAGTAGGATATGAACCTTCTGCAGGAACTATAAATTTTAATTTCCTAGAAGTAGCTGAATTAAAGTTAGATGTGTTAACATAATCTGATTCACTAACTGTTACACCATCTAATTCATATGTTACTCCTGTGCTATAAGTGCTTCCTCCTCCATGAGAACCATCACTTGTAGTTGATAATTTTAAAGGGTGACCATCTACAGAACTATTTGAAACATCAAAAATATATTTATTTCCATATTTTACATCTATTTGTGCTTGTTGACCATCTTCAATAAAATATTTATTTCCCCCTGATGTTGATACTACTGTTACTTTCATTGTAATTTCTTCATCTGGTTCAGGTGCTAAAAATGCAAGTTTTGCCTTGAATGGTCTTCCTGTATATGCTTCTGATAAAGCTATAGATAGTAAGCTAGAGTCTAATCCAGTTAATTTAACAGAGAAACCATTAGCTCTTGTTTCTATTGATTCTTGAACTCCAGATATATCTAAAAGTTTTCCTGCTCCTGCATATGTTATTCCTCCATAAATTAAATTACCATAGCCAGTCCAAAGATTGACACTACCAGAAGAAAAAGTAGCTTCTACAAGTATTACTACTTTTATTTTGTTTGACCTAGCAACAGCTCTAAATATAGCAGAAGTATCTCTCATAAAGAAATTACCTCTCTAGCAGAGAAAGAAATACCGTAAGTAGATGCTGAATTAGTATCCCATCCAGTAGTGTTAGTAGCTAGTCTAAAAACTCCTTTAGTATTAGATACAGTTAAAGCTAGATTATTCGCAGGGCTTTCTCTTAATGCAGGTTCAATAGCTAAAGTAAAATTGCCACTTCCGTCAGAATTAGAATCTGCTGTAACCATATGCAATCTTTGAGTTGAACCACTTCCTAACTGTATGTAATCTCCTGCTTTTAAATATCCAGTTTGACTATTAGGTGCACCATCACATATTAAAGTATTTCCTGTTTGACTAGCTCCATTTACTAAGGGAGTTCCTGCACTACTGGAAGCAGTACCAAGAGGTACTCTAGCGTCAAAATCTCCAAGATAAAAGCTTCCGTATTGTCCCCTAAGGGAAACTAAAAATGCTACAAATGCT